AATTTTACCACCATTAGGTTGTAAAAGTAAATTATATGAAGTAGCAGTACCATCAAAGCGTTGCTGTTGTATATATCCAACACCAGTATGTAAAGTACCAAACATTGTTCCATAATTAGTTGTACCTGAACTATCATTTCCTACCATTAAAAATGAGGTATCATTACCAAGTGCAGGAACAGATGCTTCAGCAGAAGCATTTATATTTAATCTTGCTTGTGGATTAGAAGTACCAATACCTAATCTTTCTGTACTAGCATCCCAAAAGAATTTAGGTGTAGTTCCTGTATCTTCGTAGAATGAGATGTCGCCGTTGTTGTCTATTTTTAAACGGTTTTCACCACCAGTCATAACATTAAAGTAACCAGTAGATACATCACCAGCTTGTATATTTACTACTCCACCTATACCAGAGTATTCATTGCCATAAAGACTGATAAGACCGCCTCTGCCAGCACTAGCGGTGCTACCCGCTCCTATAAATAGACGCTCATTATCAGAACCATCTACGGTGTTACACCCTATAAAGTTATAACTTCCCTCACTCGATACCAACACCCTTTCACTAGCATCAATAGTTATAGCTGTGCTTGTAGCATTGTCATCTATACCAGTTGAAGCAAAAGAAGTTAACGTTCCAACGGATGTAATATTAGTTTGAGCTGCGGTTGTTAATGTTCCTGCAATATTTCCACTAACGGTCAAACCTGTTAGTGTACCTAATGATGTAATATTAGGTTGCGATGCAGTAGCAAGAGTTCCAGTAATATCACCTGAAGCAGTAATTGCTCCGACTACATCTAGAGCAACACTAGGGGAAGCTGTTCCAATACCAACTCTGTTATTTGTGCTATCAACTTTTAAAGAATTAGTGTCAACAGTAAAATCACCAGTAACTGTAAGATTTTCAAAATTAGGAAGTACACCACTACCAAAATTAATTGTATCTCCGGTATCTCCTAAGGTAAGAGTAGTACCTGACTGAGGTATTATTTTATCTACTTCTAATTGACTCATTATATAATTACCAAGGTTCCTGTTGCTGTAATAGTTCCAGTTATTGTAACAGGCCCAGCGAGCACTCCAGAATCCATTGTTTGATCTTGATCCAAAGTAGATGCATGAGTGACCACGAATCCCGTGGCAGTCATTACTGGACTAATTGTTCTTTTTGCGGGCATTGTACAAAATACATTTTTGTCTCCAGCACTAAAATCAACTAAAGAATCAGAGTTAGATGAAGATATGATAGTGTCTCTTGATAGAGTATCGGGTGTTGCATCCGTCACTGTTCCAATGCCTACTTCAAATTCTGTGGGCGAAGCGGTTGGGTTTTCGATACAGTAATACGTAGTGTTCCCTGTACCAATTCCAGATACAAATGATTCAAAACTTTGAGAAGCACCATCTAAAGAAAAAGTTCCAGTTCCTGTAGTGGTGCTTGTCTCTTTAACTCTATCGTTAATGACAAGTGCCATCTATCCTCCTTAGCTAATTCTTAGGATCGCTGCTGATGTTGTAAATGCAGGAAATTGAATAGTGAATGTTCCAGCTGTTGCTGTTTTATCACCACCAAAATCTAATGCGCAAACTGCTTTTTTACCATCTGTGCTATTATAAATAAGAGCACCCCTTGCTGTTAATGTAACGCCTGTAAACGATAAATTGGCAAAATCTACAATTGCTACACCAGATGCAACTGATGTTTGTTGAGATTGTAGTTGCGAACCTTTAGCTGTATATTGCCCTGAATCAGAAACTTCATTGCCTGTTGTGTAAGAAGTTGTTGCTGCGTTAATAGTTGCTTGTGATGTATATAATGCAAGATTAAAAGCGTCTCCGCCTGAATCAAAGTCGTGAACGCCGTCTAATAATTCTTTTTTAAATGAATTACATACTGCTTGTGTTATTGCCATAATTTTTCTCCTTTAATATTACGGTGATGGTGAAGGTACTTTAACCCTTGGTACGCCATCATCAAATTCTGCACGTCTTCTTCTACCCATTTGTTGAAGAGCAAACGCTTGTATCTCTTCATTATACTTGTCTTTATAAAGTTTGTACATATCCATTGGGCCTTTTAAATAAGAAAAAGCTTCTGTTAAAACACCATGAAGAAGCAAAGATTCTTGGTATTGAGATAAATAAGTAGAATTTGTAGAAGTAAACCCAGGCGGATCAATAATGTAATTTAATTGAACTGCATAACCTTGATCTGGCGTTGGAGCCACAACTACATTATTATCGTCCCAATTAGCATAGTATTTAGGCTGTCCTGTAGCACCTGAGCTATTGTATTCAGAGATAAAACTTGTATCTCTTTTTTCCATAAAATTTCTAGTACCTGAAAGACTAGTGGTAGAAAATACCTGTAAAGATCTAATGATTAAAAAATCAGCAGGCATAACTAAATATCTTTTATTTGCTGTAAATGATGAAGTAGAATATTTTCTTGTTTCATCGTAATCAACAGCACCCGCAATACCTAATTCTGTATTTCTAATAAATTCAGCAATCAAGGTGTCTGAAAGTACATTAGCATCTACTTCTGTATAGTTTCTTACTTGTGTTAAAAAATCTGAATAACTTATTGCCATTATGATATTACCACTGTTACGGTACCAACCCTTGTTCCAACTTGTCTTTTGTTATTTTCTTCAAGAGGAGTTGTAGAAGGTTGCATTCCATTTGATGTAAATTGACCATCCCAATATTGAGGATCTAAATAAACTGTTACTGGTGCTGATCTTTGAGGTCTTGCATTCCACAATGCTTGAGGATCCGCCATGTGTGGCTTTGGATCTAGTTGAGGATGTTTAGCTTCAAATTCAGATGTGTGTACCCAAGAACCGTTCCATTCTTTTACCATTTCTCTATAAGGAAAAGCTTGGCCTGATCTATCAGATATGGATTGTGAGTATTTACCTTTTGCGTACGCCATTATGATCCTTGTGGGTAATAAACATTAGGAGTGATGTAAACAGATGTTCTCTGTCCATCTTCTTCCAATGCTCTTTTTAATTCATCTTCGTATAATAATTTTAATGCTTGTATTCTATCAGGTGCAATCTTTTGTGATAAGTAGAAAGCTAATCCAGATACCATACATGGAAAGAATCTAAACGGCATATCTGAAGTATTAGTATATGCACCTACATCTTCGATTCTTGCAAGATAGTAATAGAATATATTCGTCACGGCGCTCGTATCAGGAGCCAGATATAAACTTATAGTTGGTGTAATTTGTCTATTCACATAATACTGTGAAGGTGTACCTGATTGTGTTTTATCAGGAATTGCAATGTACTCAGATCTAGATACTTTCGTTAAAGTTTGTTGATTACCACCTGTTGTAGTAACAACAGCTTCAAGCACATCGTTACAATCACTTGGTGTATTGTAAGTTACTTGACCGTTAACTAATGTTGTAGTTTCTGATTTTACTTTCCAAAGATTGATACCTCTGTTACCCCATTCAGAAAATAAAAGATTTAAACTTCTTCTAGCAGAACGAATATCATTACCAGAATTAGTTCTTACGCCACATCTTTCGTAAGCCTCTTCGATAACCTCATCAATAGTGATGTTAAAACTTGTAGTTCCTGATGTAGCCATTTCATCCTTACGCTTTTATTGCTTTTTGTAAATGTAAAGGTAAATTTTTTTGTTTTTCTGTTAACTTGCCTGTTTTAGCTTTCATCATTTTTCCAGTTTTAGCTTTGCCAACTTGACCAGTCATTTTGTAATTTTTCTTTCCGCCACCCATGTTCATATTATTTTACTCCTTCAAATTTTCCTCCCTTGACAGCGATACCCATACCACCGCAAGAGAAATTGGTTATTCTATTTTTAGCCACAGCTTTTGCAGCCTTATCCTGTTTGTCTTCTTTGACAGAATCCGTTGCTTTTTTTAGTGCCTCTAAATAGGCTTTGTATTCAGTTGCTTCTTCCATTACTTTAATAAATCTCCATAATAGTCCATTGAATTTTTATTAGATAATTCTATGCCAGCAGAATCATGTTTAAT